ACGTCGCTACCTGCTGTTCCAGTTCTTTGTTCATGGGTTGTTCCTTGTCGGGTTTAAGAGAAAGGGAAAGGATGCGGGCGCTGGTGTCGGCATCAACGCCGGTCGGGGTGAATGACACCTCGCGGATGACGCCATCCGCCAACACCGTAACGTCGTCAACGGTGAGCGGCTGTCCATTGACCACATCACCCGCGTGCCGGGTAAGGGTGCGACGGCTCTCAATGTGGACGCTCATCTGCCACTCCAGTCCCTCATCAGCGGCGCTGGTGATTTCAGCAGCGTGGTCGTTGTTGAGCATCTCGCCCTCGACGATGAGTGCATTGCCCTCGCGCATGAGGTGGCCATAACCGACAACGCGGTCGCGGTCGTGGCTGCGCAAGAGCGGGATTTGCTTGCCGTCGAATTTAAGGCTGTCGAGGTCGATGGCGATGTTGTCGCCGTAGTAGGACAGCACCCCGCCCGCGTAGGCGACACCACGCATCTTGCGCCGCTCATCAACGGATAGGCGGGCAATGCTTAGAGTGATGCCACTCATTCAAAGCCTCGCTGCGTGGCGATGGACGTGTTGAGCGCGATGCCCTGAGCATTGCAATGGGCGACCAGCGGATGCAGCGGTTTGGTGTCGTCAAAGGCATCGACCGCGACACCGACCAGCTTGTCGATGAGGATAGTGGCGTTGCGGATGACGCATGGCACTTGCGCGTCCTTGTCGGCATCAGCCAGAGCGAAGGCGACTACCGCCCCCGGTACTGCACTCGCTGGGATGGTCGGCAGGGTCGTACCTTTGAACGGCTCGTAGCCCTTGTCGGTCAGTACCAACACCTCGCCCGCCTTGACCGCCTTGGCGGCCTTGACGAGCGTGCGGCTGTTGGTCGGGTGCCCTTCCCAATGGAGGAAGGACGGCTTGTCGTACTGGATGGTTTGCGTTGTCATGGATTACTCCTTGGTTTGGGTATAAAAAAGCCCGCATTAGCGGGCGGTGATGAACATATCGGGTTGTATTTTCTGCACGATGTCGGCAAGACGCTTGCGGATACCAGGCTTTTCCTGCTTCCACAGGTTCAGCCCCCTACCGCACAGACTGGCGTTCGCCTTGCCTGTGGCGTAATCCAGTAGCGCCTGATGGTATTGGGTGGTGAGGATGCCGCGCTCGTGGTTGTGCCGCTCGATGATGTCCAGCACCCAGCGGCGGAACTCCTTGGCTTTCTTCGAACGGGCGAACATCCCGAGCAGGTGCGCACCGCGCAGGCTGAAGACGCGCACTTTCTGCCTGCCGCCTGCGCCCTCCATTTCAATCAGCGCGGTCATGCTGTCGCTGAACTCCTCCGCGTGGCGGCGGTAGAGGTCGCGCACCCGCGTTACAAAGGGGGTCGCAGTTTGCGACCCCCTTTCGCCGGACGGGTAAAGCGCCGCCGCAATGTCGTTTACGGTCAGCCATTTGTCGCCGTTGCGGTCAATCACACGCAGGCTTGTGCCACCAAATATCAGGTTTGCCATGTTTAACTCCTTTGAGGAATAAAAAAAGCGCGGGAGGTTGGCTATCTCTCGCGCCCATAAAAAAAGCCCCTGCGGGTGCAAGGGCTGTGGTGTGGTGTTTCGTGGTCATGCCGCCTGTTTCATCCAGTCTTGCAACAGGCGAATCAACGGCTCGCGTTGTGGGGTGGACGGCTTCAGGGTTTTGAGCGCCTGTTGCACATCATCGGTGGTCGCCATATCCAAATCCAGCAGGAAGGCTATATCGCTCCGGCAATGTTCCAGCAGGCGGGCGCGCTCCGCGTCATCAATGCGGCTTTCGCCCTCAATGTCTTGCCAGATAGCCAGTTGTCCGGACAAGGTTTGCTGCATCGCTTCGCTGTATAGTCTGCCGCGATAGCTGTTTGCGGTCATTTGATTTGCTCCAACCATTCCTGAATCATCGCCTCGTGAGCGCGGACGGCTGCTTGCGTCGCGTGGCTCATTTGTACAGGGCTGTATTTTATCACGCCCATCTTGTCAAGCGCGGTGTTTGTGAGGTGCGGGCGCAAGGCGATGGCTTCGTCCTTGCTCATTTTCCCCTGTTTGTAGGCGGCGCTTAAAAACCGCTTCACGGCAATATCCACGTCATACAACGTCGCCTTGACGATTTCGGCACGCACCAAGGTTTGCGCGCGGTATTCCGCCGCTTCATATGTACCGTAAGCGACAAGCTCGGCTACCCTGTTATCGGCCATCAGGTAAATATCCGCCGCGCTCAATGAAGTGGCGCTTGGGTGGTTGTGATACAGCGTCGCCCCGGCCAGCAAGCCGAGAATGTCGGTGTAGTCAATGCTGTCCGCCTTGCCGCTGCGGGTGTCAATCAAACGCCCGTCCTTGTCCACCAGATAGCCATGCTCCAGCCCGTCTGCCTGCCCGTGGGTAACGACGTGATACCGTGCCGCGCTGGCGGTATCGGTCGGCGGTGGTGGCGTGTACGGTTTCGGCACGGCAGGCTTGCCCTCGTCGTACACCGCCCGCCCCAGCCCCGCCTTCGCTTCTTTTTGGCGCAGATACTCGGTGAGGTCGCGACGTTCCGGGCTACCCCAGCCTTTATCGGCTGCCGCGGTATGGCTGACGCCGTGGTCATCTTCCCACGTTGGCAATTTTCCCGGCGCACCGCTGTAACCGAGTGCTTTTGCCTGTTTATCGGAGAGGCTGACCATCGTGCAGCGGCAGTTGTGAACAACGATATTTCCCGCTACAATTAAACCGTTTTTAGTTTGGAAATCATAGACATGACCGGAATAATGGAATCTTCTCACACCAGCAACCGACGTTTCGGCAAACCCCGTAACATCCTGCCGGATGCGGTCGTAAACAGTATCATCAAGGCCTATATTGCCGGGGAGAGTGAAAACAGTCTCGCCAAGCGCCACGGCGTCAGCCGTCAGGTTATCCGTCAACGCCTGTTGTCGCATGGTGTTACACGGCGCAGTCAGAGCGAAGCGGAGACCGTCAAGTGGCTCACCATCAAAGCCGCTCCCGGCGGCACGGAGCGCCAGTTGTCCGCCGCGTGGGGAGCTGTGCGTGAAAAGGCGCGCCCCCTGCGTGAACGCATCCTTAATGAATACCGCGATGTATTTAAAGGCGGCAAGAGTCGTGTGGCACAAACTGTTGGCTGTTCGCGCAGCAACGTTAGCCGCATCATCCGCGAAGAGCAGCCGCTGCGCCATGTCAAACTGCGCCGCGCTGTCGCCCGCGAGCTGTCCGGTAAATCTGGCACCAGCCCCTACGAGGTGGAATTGCTCGATGCCATGCAGGCCAGCGGCCTGCATCCGTGCTATCAAATGCGCGTCGCGACCTGCAACGTGGACTTCGCTTTCCCTGAGGTGCGCGTCGCCGTGGAACTGGAACGCCGCTATATCCGCGATTCCAAATCCATTCGCCCGAAGCGTCTCAAAGACATCTTCGACCGGGGATGGCGGGTACTGGTCGTTGAAGACCCGCGCAAGCAGGGGATTGACTACGCCGCCGTATGCAAGCAGGTAATCGCCTTCCTTGACTTGGTGCGCGGGCAACCAGCCGCGACGGGTCAATACGGGGTGATTGGCCGTGACGGCAAGACGGTCTCCCGTGCCAGCAGTTATCTCGACGGCTTCACCCGTATAGCGGGATTTTAACCCCAGCTCAAATTCACCCCGCACCGTGGTTCCAGGCAGGAAGCAGTTAAAGCCAAGGGGCGGCGCCAGCTGCTGCCAACGCTCGTCATCCACCGGCATCATCAGCCCGTGCAGGGCGTGGTGTGCCGGGCGGGTGCGATGGTCGTTGATAGCGATATAGCGCAGGATGGGGCGGCGGCCGACGTGGGCGCGGAAGTGTGTCCATTTGGCACCGTTGTACGATGACAGCATCGCCGTGCGGAATACCGTCTCCTGATAGTGCCGCGGCAGCGCCAGCATCTCCGGGGTGAGCGCCTGTTGCCATTCGCGGAAGCTCTTGCCCTCTGCCAATGCTTTGACCAGGCTCTGCTTGACCTGCTCAATTTGCTCAACATCGCTGATTTTCGACAGCGTCCACGCCTCCTGACGCAGATGTTCCAGTCGCGCGTAAAATTCCGCCGACGGCTCAACGTTGCGGGCGCGCAGGTAATCGGCGGCAGAGGGATAGTGCGCCATCAGTAGCGTCCCTTGTCGGCATGGACGTAGCCCTGCGCCGCTGCCAACGCCAACGCGCCCGCCAGCCAGTCGGTATAGGCGCTGTCGTCGTGGTCGTCGTAAAGCAATACCAAGCGGCGCATCAGGTCGGCCTCATCGCGTGCCTCACGGGCGACAGCCAGCACGGCCTCAACGCCGAGCATCTCCGGGGCATCCTTGAGCGCGGCGACGATGCCGTCCTCTACCTCCTGTGCCCCCGGTGTCAGTTGTGAGAGAGACAGCGACAGCTTCGGTGTGCCCGTTTTTTCAACCAGCCGGAAATGCTGCGGCTCGAGGCCGTAGTTGTCGCGGTAATACTGCTCGGTGAACGCAATCGTCCCCGTGTTGATAAGGGCAACGTCGCGCTCCCAGCGCCCCTTGTCAATCGCCTGCGACCGCTCGTACACAAAATAGACGCCGTCTGCATCCATGCCGTTGACGGTGAGCAGGCAAGCGACAATGTGGTTGATTCCGCGCTCAACAAAGGTCAGGTCGGCATCGGCGATAGACTGTGTAAAACCGTCGTCCGTCTCCTGCGCCGCGCGTGAGCCGGTCTCCAGTTCGGAGGTCAGCACCCGCCCCAGTAATGTCTTCTGGATGCGCTGGATTTGGTGGCGGGTGTATTTTTCATGCGCCGCGCCGTCGTTGTTGGCCTCGACAAACTCGATGCTGTCCTGGTCACTCATGGCGACGACACCATCGGCCACCGCCTGCGAACCGGCCGCGGCCAATGCCGCCAAATCCCGCTGCGCCTCATCACGATTGGCGGTATTGACCGCGCTCTTGATGACCGTCAGCGGCGAGGCATGGCGCTCGGCAAACTTGTTCCAGAACTGCTCGGCGTAATTTTTCGCGAACCACGCCCAATAGACACGGGAGAGCAGTGCATCGCCGTAGGGGTTGGTCTCATTGACATTAACCGATCCACGCAGCACTTTTTCCGGGATGACAGCCACTTCGCCGCCGTTCGGCGATTTCCAAACCAGATTACCATCGGCGTCGCTCTTGAATTGCTCGATGACGCGCGGCACGACGGCGCGGATGGTCTTTTGCTCGCCGTCCTGCCAGATGAGCTCGCCGATGCTGGAGCCGATCCACAATGCCTGCATCATGACGCGCACCGCATCCTCGTACACGGAAGATACCGCCGCATAGAGCCAGTCGGTGCTGTCGCCCTCAATGTGCCAGGGGTTGCCCATGACCGCGGCGGCACGGCGGGCAACACACCCCGAAATCTCGTCATCGTAGAGCAGTTTGAGCAGGTCGGAGCGCGTCAGGTTGGCGCGCTTGAGCACCTCGTCCACATCACTCTCCGAGAGAGTGAAGGTCGGTACGACAAACTGCGCTCCCGCCTTGACCGGGTTGGCGCGCACCTTGCCTGATTGCTTGGTCTTGTTGAGCAGTCCTCA